GCTTCGCCTCTCGGTGCTTTGCCTTCTCCACTATTCTCCAACCGGGCTGCATGAACCGCGCGGCTTCCCATCTGGTCCAGAACTTTCTAAACAATTTGTTCTCTTCGTCGTACACTTCAAATCTCATGTCTCCTCCCTCGCTTTCATCATTGCTTCAGCAATCTTGTATGACTCAGATGCAATCCATTCATACCCATGTTGATATAGCTCTCCCGCCTCATCTCTGCCAGCGCATATACCCTGCATTGCTTTCGCCGCAAAGTAATCCCTTAGCGACATCCCCGAACACCCGTAAGATGCCGAAGGAAAGGCCCTTTCCACGGCGACTTTGTTATCTTGCTGCATAGTTCCTCCTCATTACGTTGTATCCCCCAAAACAAATCGTGCAACTGCTTAGTGTTCTCTCGCTGACGCTTTCTCCTATCTAACGTGGCTTTGTTAGTCATGCTCTCACCTCATAATCATGAAAAATAACGCCTAGTTTTACATTACCTACCTTATGTGGCTTTACCCACACCTCTTTACCACTTCTCATCCTACGTAAATGCCCCCTACGCTCATGCAAACGAGGGGAAGCATGCGTACCACCAAGGCTCTCTGACCGCGGCTTAGCAGGCTTTAAAACCACCGTCTTCCACTCATACATCGGTTTCTTCCCCTGCGCTATCTTGCGCCGGTTCGTAAACGTATCCTTGACCTCCAGACTGTGCGCCTCGTAGCCTTTTGCGAGCGCCGAGAACCACGTAGCGACAAGCCCTAAAATGGTCTTTGCAACCGCTTCCGATACGGGCTCTTTTTCTGTTTCCAAAACAGGACCAAATATTATCTTCCCGTCCTTAATCGCATACGCCAACTCTGCAAAATCTTTTTCAGCGGTCTTTTGTTTCTGCCCCGCCTTGTTCTTCCAAATTGATACAACAATCTTTTTTGAAGGATCGGAACCATGCACCATCATCATCAGTTCATGCAGGCCCTTATCTTTCCATGGACCGCGCCATAGTATTACGCAGTGCTCAAACGGCGGGCGATAATTCAACAACCAACTTGAATGCGTCCCACGTATCGCTATGTCGTTTAATGGCAATGGGCTGATGTCAAACCAATGCAAGGATGTTGGATCGAGGCCCTCTTCCACGGTTCTGTTTATTGTCTCGCGGATCAAGGGCGTACTCATGAATTCTTCTCCTTCAACTTGGCCTCAATGGCGCGGGCAAAGTTTCCATAGGACCAATCAGCAGTCCAATCAATTAAATGCCGCAACGATTCTATTTCAGCTTCTTCTAATCCAACCCATCCACGTTTACGCATAGCCATCCCTGCGTAATCCATCGCTCGTTGACTTTGTAAGTGAAAGAGTTCAGTCAACTCTTCTACCTGTTTGCGCAAGCTTTGTAGTTCATCCACCGTTCTTCTCCCGCAGTCTTGCCTCAATGGCGCGGGCAAAATTGTTAATACGTACTTCTCCGGGCGCGTATTTAACAGTGCCTTCCCATATTTGCATTTGTTCCTCATCCGTCAGCCCAACCCATGTATCACCGCCTTCCCATGGTAACGGGTGCCCAGATAACTCGTATGCCTTATGCCGCCAGTTTCTTGCGCTTTCTTTATAGCGTTCGCAGTCAGGGCATGTCATGTGTTCTTCTCCTTCAGCTTGGCTTCGATGGCGCGGTAAAAACTAATTAGTAGCAAGTCATTGCCGATATTGTTGTTAATTCTGGCATGGCGTTTATCAGCCTCTTGCAATATCTCCTCATCCGTCAGCCCAACCCATTCGCGCTCCATTTTTGCACTGGCGTAACCATCATGCCAAGCACTCTGCGTTTGCGTCCTCATGTCGCCCAGCGGATTACACATGGTGTTTTCCCATAACGCATAAGAGCCGGAAGGCGGCTTCACATACATACCTGCTTTATCATCATCCACTGTTCTTCTCCTTGAGCTTGGCTTCGATAGCTTTTGCCCAGTTGATTACTTTGAGCACATTCCAGTCAGAATCGGCGGAGGATATCCCTATGATTTCTGTCAACTCTTCATGCGTTAAGCCCTGCCATTCACGCTGTGATGGAGCGGTGTCATGCGATGTCTGATCCATCATTACTGCTCTCGCAAGCGATACACAGGTTTGACATGGCGTTGCGTCTGCATACAGCGGAATGTATTTCAAATGCTCCCCACGCTCATGCTGCGCCACGCTGCAATACTTTAGGTCAGTCACGGCATGAGGCTGCGCATCAGTCAGGTTTTCTACCCACGCCACCGGCTCTTGCTTCACCGCGTCCTTCAAGCTCACGCACGTACCGCACAATGCCCCATCGTCAGGCACGATACCGTCACCGCCTGAGCAATAAACGCGCTGTGGCGGGGCGGTGACAGTCAAGATTCCGTCTTGTTTTGTTTCATACACTGGAAGGGTTCCAAACAACTTCGCCACCGGCTCCGGCTCAGGTGCTACTAGCTTCGCTATACGCTTCAACTGTTCTTCGTCGGCTGGCATTATCTCGCCTAGCCGCGCCGGTTCAGGTGCGCTTAGTCTGGCGCGAATAGTATCGATTAACTCTAAATGCGTACATGCAAAGCGTTGTTCAAACCATTTCAACGCATCCAGCACCTGCTGCGCCTCCTCGCGTGTCAAGGCAATCATGTGTTTTTCTCCCGTAGCTTGGCTTCAACTACACGGTAAATATCCTCAGTGCTAAACGCGCCCATACCTTTCACTTTAATTCCGTAATGAAGGTCTTTAATCTCGTCTGCCGTTAGCCCCTGCCATTCGCTCTGTGGTGGGGCTTTAAAAACCGGCTCGTAATCGGCGTTGTTATAAGGAAGTCCCGTTGCCTCTACGTTGTCAGCTTCAATAAATACCGGAATCTTCCAATTGCGACGAACAATGTATCCATATGGCTCCGGTTCAGGTGCGCTTAGTCTGGCGCGTAGAGCCTCTGCTGCTTTGTGGCACATAAGACCAATTGGAAAATGGCGGCTACCCATCCCGTCGGAATTTTCAATCCACAATCGCGCATCTCTTGGCACAGCATCAAGCTGCTCCACCAGCGGAACTTCATATCCTTGCTGCATCAGTTCTCGGTCAGTCATTTCTTCTCCTTCAAGGTAGACTCGGCCTCGGCAAAGCGGTCAGACATAGCCGCTTTAATCTCCGCCCCACGTATCTCAGCAGGATGCCGGTACGACGATAACCGCTCCTGCCCCCTCAACTCATCTATCCTCCCCTTCACCGCATCGCGGACCGCGACCATGCACTGCTGACACATGTCCCAATTTATCCCCTCCATCCGGAAATTGTTCGGATGCGGCCTAGGTAGCTCCATGTCCGGCGCCTGAGCAAACAAGAACTCCTGATCGCGGATCTTAGCGCTACAAAAATCACACACATGCATATATCTGACATAAATGCTCATTTCTGCCCCCTTGCGCGGATAGCATTAGCACCAGCAATCAATCCCATGCGCCATGTATCTTTAACTGGAACCATTTGAGTTTTTGAAAAGTCTTCCAATAGTTGAATGCATGCCTCACGCTCGGCTTCAGCGACTAGGGCGGCAAAGCGTTCAATTCCGTAACCATTAAAAATAAAATCCTCCCTGCCGTGTTTATCGGTCAAGGAATCGCCAGCCTCTCGCGCCATGCGGATAATGTCATCCCTCGTCATAAGCACTCCTCGATCAACTCAGCGATTTCCGTGAACGACGCGCCATCATCATTTAGCTTGGAAAGCTTTACACTCTGCTCCCCACGGCTTATCTTGGGGTCCGAATCGCTGATCCCGGCCCAAGCGCTTACCTCCTCAGGCAACAGCCCTTCCATCTTCATATACGTGATCGTGTGGTAAGTCAGATCAGGATCACCTGTCTTATGCGGGTAGGAGCCTCTGTGCCACTGCGTTCCTGTCTCTTTGGAGTGCAGATCACACAGCACCCCAAGACAGCAATAGTGGTCATGAAAGCGCAATTGCTTTCTCGCCTGCTTATACTCGCCGGAGCGCAGTGCCTTTAGCCACCGCTCTTTGATTTCTGGATTCATCTGACTTTCTCCTTTCTAAGTTATTGAGCATCTGCCTTCGTTGCAGCTAATACCTCAATGCGATCAATGGGCCAGCCTGTTAGCTTATGAACGCTTAATATCATCTGCGCAGATATTTTCTTCTTGGTGATATTTCTGATCTTGGATATGGCGCTAGGCTGAACCCGCAGGGCATGTGCCAGCATCCTATCGTTGGTAAGACCAAGGTGCGCGGCCACCGCATCCAACAATGCGTTTGGTACAACATTTATCTTGCCTTGATTTAATTTCATTTTTACCCCGTAAAAAATAGCACCAGCATTGCGCCTAACAGCGCGATTACCAAAAGCTCTTTGGATGACACAGGGAACTCCCTGCTCTCCTCCATGGGCATATCCTCGTGCAGCAAGACCCGCTGCATCGCGTAATCCTCCATCTCCCATGAGGTGGTGTTGTTTGGAACATAATGTGCCCCGATCTTGGGCAACGGCTCGCGGATATATTTACCGTCTCTCAACATATGACCTCCCTTTCTAGTGCACAGCGTCCCCTTTGGCGGGGGTTAGCTCCTTTTTCAGTTGTGTGTATTGGTACAAGGTTTGCGTCAAAAACTCGTCCATCAAATGCGGCTGGTCATCCTTCACCGCCAGACAGACAGAGGCGCAAACGCTGGATAAAACAGCCATCGCCTCACTCGGCCCTTTGGTGCCGTCATGCAGTTCGTAAAGGATGTTTTTAGCCGCCTCTTGGTATCTGGCTATCCTTTGATCTTCCGTCTCAGTGCTTTCCGACATTATTGTCTCCATTCATTACATCTATTGACAGGGCTTCCAAACCTTCCTTGAAGTGCTCGAGGGCATCGGCCACCGAAGCAAACATCTTTTTCTCCGCCGCCATCTTTGCCAAGCCTACGCAGAGCATGATCGCCGCGGGGATGCCTATTCCAAGGGATATGTCGTTCTCCTCCAACGATTCGCCCAACATGTTGGCCGTATCGCGGACCTCGTCCATGAACTCCTCAAAATCAGGGTGCTTGCATTTCATTTCCTCTCCCTTGCCGTAAATGTGGTGAGCTCATAGGAATACGTGCTCCCATCCTCATAAACTACGTGGATCATGTCGGCAAAGTAGTACCAACAGCCATGTAAGTTCTTCCCGCCGGGATTGGACGCAATAACCATCTTCCCCTCCCCCTTGGAACACTTCTGCTGCAGCAACAAAATCTTGCCCCCAGCCGTATTCGATGTCTCTAACCATACCTCAGATGCCGCCCGTACCGACCCAGCATAGGTGAGTACCGTAAACAATGCAAATAGAAAAAACCTATTCATCTCTCCCCTCCAGTAGTTGGGTACAACAATTCCGCAGCAATCACCGCGCAAAACATCGCGCCTGACAAGCCATAATGCCCGCTGCCCAAGGACCACGAAGCGCCTAACAGGACCAAAAGCTTGCCTATATGTATCACCCAACCTATGCCATCCACTCGCATAACTCCTCCCGGATATACCGCAAAATACTCCTATCCTCCCCTGCATCGACCAATGCCTCCAACTCAGGGCAAGGCACTACCCCATCCTTGGACAAGCGGTAATCCACATCCACCCACCCGTAAAAATCCAAATCACTCGCCGCATGATAAGCATAGGACCCCTCATGCACCACGAACCGGGTGACAAGGACCGAGCACCACTGCTCGCGGACCTCCCAATCAAGCTTTGCAATATAAGTCTCTTTTCCCACAATTTCTCCTTTCTCAAACACGGGCCCTGACCGGGTATCACTAGACCCAAAAACGCCAAAATCAGCCCCCTACCCATCACTGCAAACCAACACGTGATCCAAGAAATCATTCAAATCCGACCCCATCAACTCCCCACTTTCTAACCCATAATGCGCCAAAATAATACCAATCAACATCTCTCCAGCATCGCACAACAAAGATATCCCCTCCGCTTCAGCACCCACAACCTCCCAAATATCCCTCCCTACCGACGGCCCATCTAATAAAAGTCTTGTAATGCTGATAACTTTTGTCAGATGTTTTGTTGCCTCATGGGCAAGATATTGCAGTTCGATTACCTCATCGTTCATGACAAAGTCCTTTCTAATTACTTACAATGGTTGACAAATGTATGCCAAAACAAGGGCAAAAGGTGCCGCAGTTATGCAACCGTTCCACGTTTCTTGCACAAAGGGCTCGCAACATTTCCACGACCGTTGAGTTATTGAGAGAGTTGATAGCTGTGAGGAACAAGTGCGACGGTTACGAAGTTAGGATAAAGGATCGCGGATCGTGGATCAAGGGAAATAATGCGGGGTTTTTAGATCAAAAAGTTATAGAAATCGGGTTTCTTATAATTTTGGAGGGCTCCCTATAGAACTTTTTGGGGTCATGTTTGATTTTGTTCAAAAAATTTTCAAATTTGCCGTAATAGACGTAATGCCGTAAGAAGCTAGTATTGGCGCGGGTTTTCAGCATTACGTTAGCATCACGTTTATAAAATGGAATGTAATATTCTGGGGGGTTCCGCGAGATAATTTTTTTAGTTCCTGAATCACTTATGACCCCAAAAAATCTCTATAGGCCACCATTGATTCTTGTAGGGAAGTTTTGGTTAGTTGGTGGCTTGGTTTGGTTTTTGGGGTTTGGCTCTGTTGGTTTTGGTTGGGGTGGTGTTGGCTCTTGTTGGGGGCGTTACCCTTGACATGCCTTTTGGGCAAATGTACAGTGGTTGTGCTGATTATAGGAGATTGCATGAAAGTTGAAATTGAACCGGGAATCCCGATTCCACAAGCGCGGTGCAAGTATCCTTTTGACGATATGCTGCCCGGTGACAGCATATTTTTCGGAGATGAGCGCAAAGCGGCCTCAGCGCGCGTTGCAGCCGTTCGATTCGCGGGTAAGTACCACCCTACATGGGGGTTCACGTTGAGGCGTGTAGAGGGCGGCTGGAGGCTCTGGAGGGCATCTTAAATGGCGAAGAAGGATGTTTGGAATGTTCCGCCCGTAGTTCCGAAGAAAGCGGCGGCTAGGATGGCTGGAAATGTTCCCTCTTTGAAAACAATGAAGGGGAAGAAGCGGACGGTCACGCCGAAGCATTGGAAGTTCATCACGGAGTATGTTTCAGGGGATGGGCGGGTAACCCTGAAAGAGGCCGCGATCCGCGCTGGGTACAACCCGAAGTCTGCTTCTGTCATTGCTTGGCAATTGACCAACCCTGCCATCAATCCCCATATTGTTGCCGCGATCCAAGAATACCGCGCTGAACTGGCTTCGAAGTACAACACTTCGTATGAGCGCCACATGCGGGATTTGCAGATGATTCGCGATAAGGCGTTAGAAGCCGGGGCTTATGCTGCCGCTGTTCAAGCGGAGTATCGCCGCGGGCAGGCTTTGGGATCGATTTATATTGACCGCAAAGAGATCAGGCATGGCACCATTGACTCCATGTCCAAAGAGGAAGTCCAACGCAAGCTTGAAGAGCTCAAGCGCCTGTATGGCGGGCCCCCGCCACCTGCAATCCTTGATGCGCAAACAGGCGAAGTCATTGCCAGCGTAGAGCGCGAAAAAGACCCTGCTTTTGAATCCGGCGTGAGCGAGCCGCCGCCTGATATCTTTGAAATGATTGAAGAGGAAGACGACGATGGCGAAAAAACCTGAAGCGGTTTTTTCTCGTCATGTCATTGCCATGCTGCCGGGGTTCGACATTGTTCGCGTTGAAACCGTTGCCAGCTTAGGCTTTCCCGATATGGTGCTGACCGACAAAGGCGGTACTGGCAAGGTTTGCTTTCTTGAAAATAAGGTAGTAACACGTGGTTTAAAAGTTGGTCTTCGCCCTCATCAGGTATCGTTTCTTTTTCGGCATTGGTCCTATGGTGCTTCGGCATATATCCTTGTCAGACATATCCCCGCGGGAAAGCGAATCGGCTCGATTTTGCTTTATGAGGGCGGGCAATCGATGGAACTTCAAGAAAAAGGGCTATCGCTTTCCCCGGTGTTATCGTTTTCGACCGCTGCAGTAGATTGGCAGCAAATTAGAGAAAGGCTATTATCTAAAAATTCTACTTGACATTATTGCCTGATGGTATAACATAGGGTTTGCAGTACCCAACCTAGAAAGGATAGAGACATGAAAAACTTATTGAGTATTGACACGAACGCGAAAACCGTCAAGGGGCAAAAGCTTGGTTTCATGACGGGCATTTTGTATCTTGCGCCGTTCAATTTGTCCGGTTATCAGGTTTGCGCCATGGCGGAAAAAGCAAAATGCCACGAGCCCTGTTTGAACAAAGCCGGACGCGGCGCTTTTGATTCAACACAAGCGGCACGTATCAGAAAAACCCGGTGGTTTTTCGAACGTCGCGAAAGTTTCATGCAAGCGCTGGTTGCGTCAATTCAGGCATTGATCAGGAAAGCCGAACGTGAGGGTTTTATTCCGCTCGTTCGATTAAACGGCACGTCAGATATTCGCTGGGAAGACATAAAAATCGATAAGCAAGGGCGCAATATTTTCGAGTTGTTTCCTACTGTTCAATTCTACGATTACACCAAAATCCCGAACCGAAAAAACATCCCGGCAAATTATGATTTGACATTTAGCTATAGCGGTGTTGTAAGCTTTTTGCCCTATGTCAGAAAAGCAGTTTCGAACGGCGAACGGCTTGCGGTGGTTTTCGATAAAAAAGAAAATTTCCCGGAAGTTTTTCTTGGTTTGCCGGTTGTCTCTGGCGATGATTCGGACGTTCGGCATCTTGACAAGCGCGGCGCGGTGGTTGCCTTATATGCCAAAGGCAAAGCGAAAAAAGACATGTCCGGCTTTGTAGTGAGGGCGGCATAATGTTTGTTTTCGCCGTATTGATAATTCTAGCGTTGTGGTGGATTGTCGATTGGATGGACGGAAACGATTAAAAAAATCAATCACACAAAACCGTACAATGAACTAATATTGAATCAGCCGCCGAGGGGCGGATTAACCGAGAAAGGATAGAGTCATGGCACACATGATTGACGAGACAACAGGCAAGGCCGCTATTGCGTATGCTGGAAAAACCCCATGGCATGGCTTAGGCCAAGCGCTTACACCGGGCGCTTCAATCGATGATTGGACGCGTGAAGCGGGACTAGGTTATACAGTGCTGGAAAGCTTAGTGCATTATGAAACCCCTGCAGTGACGGGTTTTCAGGTAATGAAAGACCGCAAAGTACTGCACCGTTCGGATACTGGCGCGCCGTTGTCAGTGGTAAGTAAAGACTACAAAACCGTTCAACCGGCGGAAGTAATGGATTTTTTCCGAAAGCTTTCGGACGTTGGCGGGTTTCAGATGGAAACCGCGGGGGCGCTTTCGGAAGGGCGGCGCGTGTGGGCGCTGGCAAGTGTAGGCGATGGCGCGCCGGTTATCGATGGCGACGTTGTAAAGCCCTATTTGCTGTTGGGCACGTCATACGATGGCACGATGGCGACAATTGCGAAATTTACAGCGATTCGCGTCGTATGCAATAACACAATTACACCTGCAGTCAATTCAACCGCCGGGGAAGTGGACAAGGGTTATATAAAATCGGCGGTTCGGGTTTTGCACTCCGAACGGTTTGACGCTGATTCTGTTCGCCTGCAGTTGGGCATCGTCTCGAATCAATTTGAGCGCTTTCTAGTGCAGTCGCGCCAATTGGCGGGTGTTCCAATGAAAGCGGAAGACGCTGATTCATTCGTTCAGGAACTTTTAGCGCCGTATCACACCAGCAAAAAAGATATTGAGGAAAGCAAAGCTTACAAGCGAATTTTGCAGCTCTTCAATGGCGCGGCTATTGGTTCGGACATTGGCGGCGTGGCTGGCACTCGTTGGGGCATGCTGAACGCTGTCACGCAATTGGTTGATCATGAGCGCGGGCGTAGTGATTCAACCCGGCTTGAATCGGCATGGTTCGGCACTGGTTCTGCGATTAAAAATCGGGCGCTGGAGCTGCTTTCGGCGTAATTAATTAAGCAATGGTCATAAATCGGGGTTTTCGCTCTGCGATTACCCTGATTTTGGTCATAAATCAGGATTAATTGCCGTTCTATAAACCTGCCCCTCGCGCCCTGGCGCTCGGCGCGTGAAACGTGAGTCGCGGCGCGTGTTTCGCGTGGCGCGTGGCGCTGGCCGGGGCGCGTGGCGCTCGAATCGCGGCGCGCGATTCGATTAAAAATTTCAATTGGCAATTGGCGCGCGGGGGGCGCATTATTGTCTCGCGGCAATTGCCGCGACAATCTTTTTATATAGAGGGGGATGTATGGGGCTCGATATGTATCTCAAGGCACACAAATATTTGTCAATGCATGACGAAACTGAAGCGCGCATTGCTGGGCAATGCGCGGAGCTTGTAGGGTTTGAAAACCCCTTCAAAGTGAATACTGTGACCGCGTTGTCTAAATATTGGCGGAAAGCCAATCAGGTACATGGGTGGTTTGTGGACAATGTGCAGAGGGGCGAAGATGATTGCCGGGAATATTACGTTAGCACCGGGCAAATTGAGGAATTGATCGCGGCCTGTGAAAGGGCGCTTCAGAATCAAGATGCGGAGGTACTATCGCCGCGCGCTGGTTTTTTCTTTGGCTCTACTGAGGTGGACGACTACTATTGGCAAGATTTGCGCGATACGGCGGAAGACTTGCGCAGGGTTCTCGCCAATTTGCCGCAGGGATGCTGGTTGACATATCAGTCCAGCTGGTAGATAATGTCCGGGAGGCATTAATGCCTCCCGATTAATCACCCAGAAAGGATAGAGCAATGCAAAACCTGTATTTTTTGCGCGTTGACAATGACGCACTGGAAGACGCCCGCGCATATCAAACACTGCGCGGCGCTCAATTTGCCTTTGGCATTGTGGCCAAAGAACTTGACCGTTATGGCCAGCGCTGTTCCGCGACAATACATATCGCTCCGCGTATGGCGGACGTTGTGGAATACCCAGACTACCTTCTGACGCTGGGACCTCGTGGCGGAGTAAGAACCGAAAGAGCATAATTTCCGCTTGACAATGCCTGCATGTTCGGGCATTATCTTATTGACCGGGCGCGCCCGGTCAATAACCCAAGAAAGGATAGAGAGATGCGAAACCAAATTATCCAGCTGGCCAATGATCTGCACATTGGCCTATTTGCAAGCCGCGATACCATAGGCGAGGCTTTTGATTTTGCGGAAAACATGATTGAATCAATGCCAGAATCCGGTGCTCGTGCTGCGGCGCGAACCGCGCTGCACGTTATGGTCAACTCGATAGCAAAGCAGCTGCGCGATATCGCCGGGCAGGAATTGCCCGCGCCGCCCGCTGAGGTGCGCATTGCACCAGAGGATCACCCGGACGTTGGCGCGGATCCCATGGCCGCGCTGTTTGAATCAATGGTTGGATCCCTGTCGAAAAAAATCGACGATATGGAAAACAACATCGAAGCGCTGACCGAGCGCTTTGAAGAGCTCGATGATGATATTGAAGACCGCGTCGAGGGCTGGGTGGAAAATAATTTTGATGTCACAGAGGAGGTGCGCGAAGCATTAAACGGCCTGCGCATCAGCCTAAATCTGAATTAATGGTTGACGCCAGGACACAATGAGGGCATAATTCAAGCACTGGATCAGCCGATCCAGTGCAACCGCCAGAAAGGATAGAGCATGAAGACCAGAATCACCTATGTGAACATCAACGGGATGTCCTATTCCGTCCCTGCCAATATGTCGGACAAAGAACTGTCAACGGTTTGTGCGATGCTGTTGAACTTTCGCCCGATGAGCGATGTCTATTCAACGGATTACAAGAAAACCTTTCACTACGTGGACGAAGCCAACGTCAGCGTTCGGCTGGGAAGCCGCGAGGTCTATTCCACAGAAGAGACGGCCAAAGCCGCGCGGGACGCGTACAACCAGCAGCTTGAGCAGGAAAAGCAGGAAGCCTGATTCGCTATCGGGGCGCGCGCCCCGATAGCTATAATCCACTTGACAGGTAGCGCGCAAGCGCTACCTAAATCACGCACCCGACCGCCGCCCCTCACTGCCTATTGCTATTGGCTATTGGCTATGGCACAGCGATAGCTTGACAAGCTGCCCGGCGCGCCGGGCAGCAGTTAGGAATCTAGAAGGGGGGAGGGCCATAAATGCACCCACAGCTGCTCAAGTCGGACCTTCGCCCAGTTTTTAGCCTAAGAATGCTTCTTTAAAACCTAGACCCACCCCCCTTTGTTTGTAAAACCCGCATGGGGGGTATATATTAAAAAAATTCAAAACTTGGCCCTCGCACCATGAAACTTGATCACTTAGACGTTGAAGCCGAACGCCTGCGCCTCGAGCTGCGGCTCACGCAGCTTGAAGCACAGGAAAAAGCCACGTCCAACTTCTTATCCTTTTGTCAATACGTTTGGCCGGAGATGTTAGTGGGTGAGCATCATCGGCGGATATGCGCGGCCCTTGATCGTGTAATCGAGGGCAAGTGTAAGCGGCTGATGATTGCGATGCCGCCTCGGCATGGGAAGTCGCAGTTGGGGAGTTATTTGTTCCCTGCTTATTTGATGGGGAAGCTGCCGCAGAGTAAGTTGATTGTTGGCTCGCACACCGCGGAGCTCGCTCAGCGGTTCGGTCGGATGATTAGGAACCTTGTTGACGATGAGCGGTACAAGGAGCTATTTCCTAATACACAACTTTCTGCTGATTCCAAGGCTGCTGGCCGGTGGGCCACGAGCCACGGTGGTGAGGCCTTTTTTATTGGTAAGGGCGGCGCGATGACGGGCCGTGGTGGTGATGTGGTTGTGTTGGATGATATTTTGGACGAGCAGGATGCTTTGTCTGAGACGGCGATGGAGAACACGTGGGAGTGGTATACGAGTGGTCCGCGTCAGCGATTGCAGCCTAATGGGTCGATTATTGTTATTAATACAAGGTGGAAGACGGATGACTTGTCTGGGAGGTTGTTGAAACTGCAAGGTCAGTTGAAAGCGGACCAGTGGGAGATATTGGAGTTCCCGGCGATATTGCCATCGGGTCGGCAGTTGTGGCCGGAGTATTGGAGTTTGGATGAGTTAGAGAAGGTCAAGCTGACGATTGGTTTAAAGAAGTGGAATGCGCAGTGGCAGCAGCAGCCGACGAATGATGAGGGGGCGATATTAAAGAGGGATTGGTGGCAGCGGTGGAAGAAGGCGGATCCGCCGCCGTGTGAGTATGTGATTCAGACGATGGATACGGCGTACAGTAAAAAAGAGACGGCGGATTTCTCTGTTATCGCGACGTGGGGCGTGTTCCGCGCATCTGCTGACTCTGGCCCTAATTTAATTTTGTTATCAGTTAGAAAAGGCCGGTGGGACTTTCCTGAGTTAAAGCGTATTGCTCGGGAGGAGTATCGGTATTGGGAGCCGGATAATGTATTGATTGAGGCCAAAGCTACGGGTACGCCTTTGCAGCATGAGTTGAGGAAGATGGGGATACCGGTGACGATGTATTCCCCGGGGGGTAGGCGTTCTGGGCAGGATAAGATAAGTCGTGCCAATGCGGTTGCGCCGATATTAGAGAGTGGGATGGTGTGGTATCCGGAGGATGAGGAGTTTGCGCAGGATTTGGTGGAGGAGTGCGCGGCGTTTCCCAATGGCGCAAATGATGATCAGGTGGATGTTACCGTTATGGCATTAATGCGGTTTAGGCAGGGCAATTTTATTGCTTTGGATGATGATGACGATGAAGAGCGCGAGCCGCAGGGCGTGATTGAGTATTATTGAAGAAAGTGGTAGTTTCGGCATGGGCGTGGATAGGGGATAGGTATGGCCGAGAGTATTAGTCAGCAGATACGGGATGCGGCGATAGCGCGTGGGATTGATCCTGAGGTGGCGCTAAAGATTGCCAATGCGGAAAGTGATCTTGTATCGAGCGCCAAGAACCCCCGGTCCTCGGCTCGCGGGTTGTTTCAGGTGACGGATGATACGTGGAAGTTTTACGGTGGCGACCCGAAGAAGAGGAATGATGTTGCGGAGAATATTCGGGTAGGGTTGAATGTTATTGACGGCAATCGCGCCGAGTTCAAGCGGTTATATGGCCGCGAGCCATCGCAATCCGAGCTTTATATGATGCACGTATTTGGCAAGACAGGTGGGCCGATGGTGCTATCGTCGGACCCGAATACGGAGTTAAAAGAGCTCCTGTCCCCCAAGGTATTAAAAGCCAATCCCCAGTTCAAGAGCATGACGGTAGCAGAGCTATCTGAGAGCATGCGCAAAAAGATGAAGGAGCCTGCAGCGGCGGCTCCCAAAGCGCCAGTAACAGCAGGGCCTGCTGTAGCGCCTGCCACGCCTAAGGAGACGATAAGGCCGCAAGCTCCTGTCAAACAGGTGGCACAAGAGAGTGCGCCTAAGCGGCCTGAGATGTCGCGCGATTT